CATCCCCGAAACGACCGGGGTTGCGCTCGAACAGGCGATCTTGCCGACGTTCAACACGGTGCCGGGTCAGCTGTGGATTGTGTCCGCGGCCGGTGACCACCGCTCGACCTGGTTTCGCCGGTGGGTCGACGCCGGCCGCGCCGCGGTCGAGGCCGGCCGCACCACCGGCCTGTGTTTTCTCGATTGGGGGGTGCCCGACGACGCCGACCCGTCCGACCTCGACACGATCTTGCACTATCACCCCGCGTGGGGGCACCGGCTACGCCGCGCCGCGGTCGAAGCGGCCGCCGCCCGGATGACCCCCGCCGATTTCGCCCGCGCCTACGGCAACGTGTGGTCGGCCCTCACATCACGCGCGATCGCCGCCGATATTTGGGCCGGCGCCGCGACCACCGACCCCCTACCGGCGACCGCCGCGGTGTGTTTCGGGGTCGACGTCGCGCATAACCGGTCACACTCAACGATCATGGCCTGTGGGGGCGGCATTCTCGAACTAGTCGAACGCCGGACCGGGGTCGAGTGGGTGGTGCCCCGTATCCGCGAGCTAGTCGACCGGCACCACCCCGCCGGGGTCGCCCTCGACAGCTACGGGCCGGCGATCACCATCGTTGACGAACTCACCCGCCGCCGCCCCCTCCGGTCCCTGATGGTGCCGACGACCCGCGAATACGCCGGCGCGTGTGCCGACCTGGTCGACGCGCTCGCCACCGGCCGCCGCCGGCACCGACCCGCCCCCGCCCTCGACGCCGCCGTGTTAGCCGCGACAACGCGTGTGATGGGTGACATTTGGCTGTGGGGGCGCCGCGTGTCGGCCGGCCCGATCGACCCCCTCACCGCGGCGACCCTGGCATCGTGGGCGGCCGACCACGCCGCCGAACCCCGCCCCCGCCCCACCATCTACGCCGGCTAACACACCCCCCCGAAACAACCTCGAACGTCACGCGCCGGGGTGACGCTAGGGCACGTGAGACACCTCGACCTCGATCAGCCGGCCCCGCCTGATCTCATCGACGGGTGGGCCGACAGCTGGCGGCCACGTCTACTCGATCTGTTCTGTGGTGCCGGTGGCTGTTCGGTCGGCTATCACCGGGCAGGTTTCGACGTGACCGGGGTCGATATCGTGCCGCAACACCGTTACCCCTTCCTCGACCTCGCTCAAGACGATGCGATGCTAGTCCTGGCCGACGTCGACTACTGTCGGACGTTCGACGCGATCCACGCGTCGCCACCCTGTCAGCTTTATTCGGCCACACATAGCCGGTGGTCCGACCGCGATCACCCCGATCTGATCGGCCCGGTCCGTGCCGCGCTGATCGAGATCGGCCGACCCTACGTGATCGAGAACGTGGTCGGTGCCCCGCTGATCGCCCCCGTGCTGCTGTGCGGGTCCATGTTCGATCTGACCCTCGACGGGGCCGTGTTGAAACGGCACCGACTGTTCGAGTCATCGGTGCCGCTGATCGCGCCCGCCGACCGGTGTGCGGGTCGCCCGGTCGTGGGTGTCTACGGCACCGGTGGGGCATGGACCCGGACCGCCCCCGGCGGTGGCGGGGTGAAGGTGTCCGGGGCCGTGGCCGCTCGACTCATGGGCATCGATTGGACCGACCATCAGGCCGCGCTCGCTCAAGCCATCCCGCCCGCCTACACCGAACACATCGGCCGGCAGCTGTTCGCCGCGCTCGAGCGCGTGTGACGCCGGTCACACTGTCGGGGGGTGGTGCGAGTCTGTCCCGGTATGACCCCCGCGACCCTGACCGCGAGTTTCCGTGTCGACGCCGCCCCTACGTCGGTGGTGATCGTGTGCCGTGATTGTGGGTGGCGCGATCTCGCCGGCGACCGGTGCGCCGCGTGGGTGGCCGCCGCCGGCCATGCCCGCGCCGCTCACCCCGATCAGCTGACCGCCGCCCTGTCGAATGCCCGCGCCGCGATGTACCGGAAACGTCACGCGCCGGGTCGACCCTAGTCCGTATGGGACTACGGGCCGCCCTCCGATTGGTCGACGCGACGACCGCCGGCGCCCCGTATAGCCGCCGCCCGTGGGTCGCGTCACCGTGGGGCGGTGGGACCCTCGATCAGCTGTTGTGGTCCGACCTGTTCGACACCGACCTGTTGCCGGCGACCCGCCGGGAGGCGATGGCGGTCCCCGCCCTGGCCCGCGGCCGAAACATTCTGTGCCCGACGATCGCCCGTGTCCCGTTACGGCTGATGACCCTCGATCAGCCGGCCCCCGATCAGCCGGCATGGTTGACCCGAACCGATGGTCTCGTGTCCCCGTTCCACCGGATGCTGTGGACCCTTGACGATCAGCTGTTCTACGGGGCCGCGCTATGGAAGGTCGAACGCGGGGCCGACACGTTCCCGTTGCGTTGTTGGCATATCCCCTATGACCTGTGGGACGTCGATCAGGTATCACAGACCATCACCGTCGACGGGGTCGAGGCCCTGGCCGGTGAAGTGATCTACCTCCCCGGCCCCCATGAGGGAATCCTGTCGATCGCGGCCGGCGCGATCAGGGGCGCCTCGATCTTAGAGTCGGCCGCGGTCGAAACGTCCCGGCGCCCCTTCCGGGTCGAACTCCACCAAACAACCGACGAACCCATGCTGGACACCGAGATCGCGGACCTGGTGACGAAAGCGAAACAGGCCCTCGCCACGAACGACGGAATCCTGTTCACAAACGCGGCGATCGAGGCGAAGGTGCACCCCTACGATTCGTCGCAGCTGGTGATCGAGGGGCGCAACGCGAACGACGTCAACATGGCCCGCCTAGTCGGCCTACCGGCCTCCCTGATCGACGCGAACGCGGCCGGCGCGTCCCTGACCTACGAAACATCAGCCGGCCGCAATCAACAGGCCGTCGACTACGGTTTCGCCGCCTACATGGCCGCGGTCGCCGCGCGGCTGTCGATGGACGACATCGTACCCCGCGGCACTCACGTCGCGTGGGACCTGACCGACCTGACGAACGTCACCACCCCGACCACCGGCCCCGCCCTCGAAGACTAAGGACCCCTGACATGATGCCGACCCCCCGCCTACTCGCGACACACACCCCGACCACGATCACCCTGTCCGGCCTGACCGCCGCGGTGAACGCCGGCGCCCGGACCATCACCGGCCTGATCGCCCCCTACGGGATACCCGGCCGGACCTCGCTCGGACAACTCGCGGTCGCCGCCGGCGCCCTGTCGTGGGACACCGACCTACGCCGGGTCAAGCTGACCCTCGAACATGACCGGGGGACCCCGATCGGCTACCTGTCCGCGATCACCGACACCGGCGCCGGCCTGCAAGCTGTCTGGCACATCGCGAACACCCCCGCCGGGGATGCCGCGCTGGTCGAGGCCGCCGAAGGGGTCCGCGATGGTCTGTCGATCGACCTGGTCGACGTGTCGGTTCAGGACGGGGTGATCGTGCGGGGGACCCTGGTCGCGGTCGGTTTGTGTTCGGTGCCGGCCTACTCCGACGCGCGTGTGTTCGACGTCGCGGCTACGATGCCGGAAACGGCGCCGGTACCCCCACCCCCACCATCGGGGCCGGCGCCGGCCACGATCGCCGCACCATCGGCGCCGCCGGTTTCGACCGTACCGGCGGCCGTCGCCGCCCCGCCGGTCCACGTGCCTGCAATCTCGCCGGCGGTGGTGGCGACCGCCCCATCCCCGACCCCGCCGGCCCGGACGACGCCCCAAGATTCCCTGACGATGGTCGCCGGCATGATCGCGGCGACCGCCCGCGGTGAAATGTCGGCCGCCCAGCTGACCGCGGCCCTGTCGAACTTCACCACCGCCGACACGTCCGGCGGCCCCGGCCTGCCCCCCCAATGGGTCGGGCAGCTGTGGACCGAAGCGCAACAGCCCCGAATGCATGTCGACGCGATCACCGGCCCCCGGCCCCTCACATCGCTCAAGGTGCAGGGGTATCAGTGGACCGAAACCCTCGCGGTCGGGTCGTGGGCCGGCGACAAAACGCAGATTCCGACGAACGCGCCGAAGCTCGGGGCGGCCGAAGGAACCGCCGCCCGGTGGGCCGGCGGTGTCGACGTGGCCCGCGAGTTTTTCGATCTCGGGTCCGCCGACGTGGTCCGCGATCTGATGGTGCAAGCCACGAACAGCTACCGGCAGCAGACCGACATGGCCTGTTTGGCCGACCTGATCGCCGGGGGGACCGCGGTCGCGGTGACCGGTGACGCGATGGCCGCCCTGGCCGCGATCAGGTCCGAACTCGCGAAGATTCATCGGGTCGCGACATGGGTCGGTTTGGCCGCCGACCTGTTCGATCAGCTGACCTCGATCACCGTCATGCAGGCCCCCGCGTGGGTGTCGGGGTCCCTGACCGGCACCGGTGGCACCGTGGGCGCCGCGAGTTTCGTCCTCGACCCGGACATGCCGGCCGGTAAGGCTGTCGGACTGGTCACCGACGCGGCGACCCAATATGAACACGGCCCGATACAGGTCGACGCCCTCAACGTCGCGCTCGGGGGTGTCGATCAGGCTGTGTTCGGCTACACCGCGACCCTGATCAACCGGGCCGCCGGTGTCATCGTCTGCACCGTCACCGCCGGCCCGTAGGACCGGCACCGGTGGCGACCTCGATCACCGCCGGCGACGTCGCAGCGTGGCTGAAGCTGACCGACCCGGACCCGGCGATACTCGACCCGGTAGTCGCGGCGACGAACACATTTGTCGCCGCGCTCCCGGTGATCTCAAACCTGCACCCCGATCAGGGGGATTGGCCGGCCGACGTACATCAGGGGGCCGTGATGCTCGCCGCCCGATGGTATCGGCGCCGCAACACCCCCGCCGGGGTCGAGTCCTACGCCGATAACGTGGTCTACCTGCCCCGCCGGGACGCCGACGTTGCCTCCCTGCTGCACCTAGGCGCCCCGGCGGTCGGCTGATGAGATTCGACAGCGCGGCACAGGCGATCGTGGACCGAATCAAGGCCGCCGGCATGTCCGCCGCGGTCGACCCCCGCGATCTCGACCCGCCCGCGGTGTGGGTGCAGCTGGCCGGCCTCGACCTGACCCGGTTCGGCGCCGGATGGTGGGCATCATCGTGGACCCTGACCGCGGTCGCCGGTGACGCCGGCACATCGGACGCGCTCAAGAGTCTCGGGCAGCTGTCCGACACCCTGGTCGCCACGTTTGACACGTTGCGCGGTGGGACCGCGGTCGGGGTCGTGTTACCGGCCGGCCCGGACCCCCTTCCCGGTATGCAATACACCGTCGATCTCCGGTGTCGCGACGACGACCCGGCCCCACCGCCCCCGCCCCCACCCCCACCGCCCGAAAGGCAGGCCCCCTGATGCCGACCGTCCTCGAAGCGATCAACCTAGGTCCCGGTGTGCTCAAGATCGGCGCCACCGGTAGCGAACTCGACGCGTCATGCATGATCAACAACGCGAAGATTGCCATGTCGAAAGACACCACCGACCCGCGGACGATGCTGTGCGGGGACGTCAAGGCCGGTAAGACGACCTACACCTACACCCTGTCCGGCAACCTCGACACCGACATAGACGACGCGACTGGCCTGTTCGCCCTGTCCCAATCGGCGCCGGGGTCGCAACAGGCCTACACGTTCACCCCGAACAGCGACACCGGCACCACCGCGACCGGGACCCTGGTCCTCGACCCCCTCGATTTCGGGTCCGACGAATCCGGCGGCCCCCTGCAATCCGATTTCGAGTTTGACCTGGTCGGCGCCCCCACCTACACCTACGGCACTACCCCCTGACATGCCGGCCGGTCCGATCGTGCAGGTCGAGGGTGCCCGCGAGCTACGCCGTACCCTCAAGAAAGCGGGGGCCGACCTCAACGATCTCGGGGCCGTCCACGCGACCGTGGCGAAATATGTCGCGCTACGGGCCGCCGCGTATGCCCCGAAACGGTCCGGCACCCTCGCCGGCGACGTCCGCGGCAACAAGGCGAAAACGTCCGCGATCGTCCGGGTCGGCGGGTCGAAAGTCCCCTACGCCGGCCCGATTCACTGGGGATGGCCGGCCCGCCATATCCGCGCAAACCCGTTTGCGACCACCGCCGCCGAAGTGACCGAACCGGTGTGGACGAAATGGTATCTGGCCCGTGTGCAACAGGTAGTCGACAGCGTTAGGGGTGTCTGACCGTGGCCGACCTTCACCTATCAACCCCCCGTGTCCGGGTGGTCCGCGAGTCCGACCCCGAACCGCGCGAACTCCAGACCGTGAACGCCGACCTAGTCCTGTGGGACCGGACCCGTGTCAAACACCGGTGGCCGGCCCTCGACGATGCCCCCTTCCTGTGGCTGACCTTTGTGTCGTGGGCCGCGGCCCGACGTAGCCGGCTGATCGACCCGGCGATCACCTATGAGATGTGGGAGGCCGACACCCTCGCGATCGAGGCGATCACCGACGACGACGCGGCCGGGGATGATGCCGGCCGCCCTACCCCGCCGGGTCCCGATCAAGGCTGATCTGTGAGGTTGCCGTGGCGACACACACCGCCCCCCGCGATTGGTGGGACGAACCGACCGAAGTGATCGCGACCGTGGTCGACATTCTCGAAACCGCCGCCGCCGCCGGCCGTGAGGGGGGTCGACGTGGCCGGTAGCGCGATCCTGTCGATCAAAATCCTCACCGACGCGAAAGACGCGTCAAAGGGTCTCGATCAGACGTCCGGCAAGCTTGACAAGTTTCAATCGGGTTTGAGGAAAGCTGCCGTGCCGGCCGCGATCGCCGCCGGGGCGGTGGTCGCGTTCGGTAAGGCCGCCTACGAATCCGCGAGTCGCACGCAACAGGCGATGGGGGCCGTCGACAGTGTGTTCGGCAAGTCCGCCGGCACCGTCAAACGGTGGGCCGCGAACGCCGCGACACAGGTCGGCCTCGCGAAATCCGAATATGGGGAGCTCGCCGCCGCGCTCGGGGCGTCCCTCAAGAACGCCGGCCTCCCGATGGACCAAGTCACCGCGAAAACCGGGGACCTGATCAAGATCGGCGCCGATCTCGCCGCGACCTACGGGGGCACCACGAAAGAAGCGGTCGAGGCGCTCGGGTCCGCGTTACGCGGGGAGGCCGACCCCGCCGAACGCTACGGTTTGGCCCTGTCACAGACCCGTGTGCAGGCCGAACTCGCCGCGAAAGGTCAAGACAAGCTCAAGGGGTCGCAGCTGGCCGCCGCGAAGGCCGCGGCGATCGTGGAAATGGCGACCAAACAGGCCGGTGGGGCGGTCGGACAGTTTGCCCGCGAGTCCGACAGCGCGGCCGGGTCCGCACAGATCGCCGCCGCCCAATACGAAAACACGAAGGCCGCGCTCGGGGAGGCCCTGCTCCCGGTGGTCGCGAAGGTGACCGCCGCGCTCGGCAAGCTCGCCGGGTGGATGAGCCAACACACGACCCTCGCGCAAGTCCTCGCCGGGGTGGTCCTCGCCCTGGCCGGCGCGATCTTCACCCTGCTAGGCGCCCTCAAGGTGTATAACGCGGTCCAGACGATCACCATCGGCCTCACCAAACGGGACGCCGAAGGGAAACTAGTCAGCAAAACCGCGACCCTCGCGGTCGCCGCCGCCCAGAAGGTCGCCGCCGCCGCCCAGTGGGCATGGAACGCGGCGATCTCCGCTAACCCGATCGGCCTGATCATCATCGCGGTGATCGCCCTGGTCGCCGGCATGGTCCTGCTGTACAAGAAGTCCGCGACGTTCCGAAACTTTGTGCTGGCGATGTGGGCCGCGGTCCAATCGGCCGCCCGGTCCGCCGCGAACGTGGTCAAGGGGGTCTGGCAGGTCGCGTTCGCCGCGATCAGGGTCTACATCGGGGTGTGGAAAGCCTATTTTCAGACCGCGTTCGGCGTGATAAAAGCCCTGGTCAAGACGATCACGGCCGTTTTCAAGGGGGACTGGAAGGGGGCGCTCGCCGGGGTCAAGGCCCTAGTCCAGACCTTCAAGCAGGGATTTATGGCGATCTTCAACCTGCTCCCGTCCGGGGTCCGCGATGTGTTGTCCAAGATCGCCGGCAAGGTAGGCGAGTGGGTGACGAAGGTGACCGGCAAGGTGTCCGGCCTAGGCGAAATCCTCGCCGCCCCCTTCACCGCCGCGAAAGACGCGGTCGACACCCTGGTCGGATGGATAAAGACCCTGGTCGATTGGATAGGCAAGATCAAAATCCCCGATTTGGGTGGTTTGGGGGGTCTGATCGGCAAGGTGATGCCGGGGTCCGCGACCATCGTGTCGACCCCGACCGACACCGGCGCCTACACCCTCACCCGCGGCGCTGTGGCGCCCGTAGCCGGCCCAACACGCGGCGGTGGGGGTCCGACCATCATCGTGCAGGGTGCGCTCGACCCGGAGGCCGTGGCGCGGCAAATCCAACGCATTCTGACCGGTCACACGCGACGTCAAGGCCTACGGACAGCATGACCACCGGCCTGCACACCGTCACCATCACCCCGCCCTACCGGGACCCGGTGACGAACCGGGTCCCCGACCCGTCCGGCGAGTCCGGCCTAGCCGGTGGGTGGGCATCCAACAACGCGACACTATGGGCCGCGACGTGGGACACCGTCACCTACCGTACCGGGACCCGGTCACTGAAAACGGCCCGGACGACGACGACCCCGTCCGCACAGATCGCGAGTGTGTTTCTGACCCCGACGTCACCGACGAACGCGATCGCGGTCAAGGTGACCCCCGGCGAAGTGATCTCGATCGGGGTCTACGCCCGGACCGACGTCACCCCGGCGAACGCGATGGTTCAGGCAAGTTGGCGCGATGGTGCCGGCGCCCTGATCTCGACCGTGTCCGGGCCGACCGCCCCGATCGCCGCGGCGAACACGTGGCAACGTCTCACGTTCCAAAATCTGACCGTCACCCCCGCGAACGCCGCGACCCTGGTGGTGATCGTCATTCTGACCAAACCCACCGGGGTCACTGTCGGTGGCGAACAGGCATGGTTCGACTCGCTGATCGTGGCCGCCGGGTCGACCACCCCGGACTATTTCGACGGGGACACCCCCGGCGCCTACTGGACCGGGCAGGCTAACCGGTCCCCGTCGATCATGCCGGTACGGGCCGGGGCCGGGACCCCGGTCGACGTGTCGTGTCTGGTCGAACAGATCGCGATCACTCAAGGCCGCGCCGACACCACCGAACAGCCGGCCGCGGCGACCGCGACGATCGACGTCGACCTGACCGATACCATGTTGCCGGCCGGGGTCGAGATCGGTTCGACCGTCCACGTCACGACCACGATCGGCACCGGGTCACCGGTCGACCGGTTCGTGGGCACCCTGACCGATATCACCCTAGGGTGGGACGACGCCGGACCGGCGACCCCGGACACCGGTATCGGGCAGCTGATCGCGACCGCGACCCTCGCTGATCTAGGTCGCCGGGTGGTCGGTGATACCCCGTGGCCGCAAGAGATCGACGGGGACCGGGTGACCCGTATCCTCGCCCTGGCGGGGATGCCGGCCGACCCGACGAACGTCGACCCCGGCACCGTCACCCTGCTACCCCGCGACGTCGACGCGACCGACGCCCTATCCCTGGCCGGTGACGTCGCCCTGTCGTCCGGGGGGGTGCTCTGGCAGGACCGGGCCGGGGTGGTCCGGTACGCGGACGCGATGCACCGCCGAAACCTCCCGGTCACCCTCGACCTCGACGCGTGTCAGCTATTGGTCACGCCCAGCTGGTCGCGGACCACGCAAGGTCTGATCAATGACGTGTCGATCGCCTACGGTCTGCCACCCCCGGAGGGGTCCGAACAGCCGACCTACCGGGCACAGTCGGACACGTCGATCGCCCGTTACGGCCGTTACGGCTACTCCCTGACGACGCAGCTGGCCGCGCTCGCTGATGCCGCGGCGATGGCCGGCCTGCTGTTGGCCCGTAACGCGTCCCCGGTGTGGGTGATGGCCGCCCTACCGGTCGACGTCAAGGGTCTGTCGGACGGGGACACGGTGACCCTGCTGACCGTCGACATGCATGACCTGATCAGCCTGACCGGTCTCCCGGCGATCGCGGACACCGCCCCCACGTCGGCGCTGTTGTGGGTCGAGGGGTGGACCGAAACGCTCGGATGGGACGCCCACGATCTCGAACTCACCGTGTCCGGCTACTGCCGGACCGTCCCACCGCCCCGGTGGGACGACATACCCGCCGCGACCACATGGGACACCGTCGCCCCGGCGACCACATGGGACAGCGCGGCATGTTTGGGGCCGCCGGTCGAGTGGGACCGGTGGACCGACGTCCCCGCGAGTGCGCGGTGGGACACGACCGACCCGGCGATCACGTGGGACACGTGGACGATCTGACAGGAGAAAACCGATGCCGACCACAACACCGACAGGATGGCCCTACCCGGTGGGCACCGATCGGGTGATGGACGGTGACGACGCGATAAAGGCCGTCGCGCAGATGGCCGACGTCCGGGTCGGCCGCGGGGTCGCGATGGGGCAGGTATCGGTCAACACCGCGACTATCAACACCCCCGCAACGGTCGCCGTGACGTTCCCGGTCGGCATGTTCACCGTCGCCCCGATCGCCCAGCTGACCATCCTCCACACGAACACAAATCAGATGTTCCCGCCGACCGTGGTCACCGGCACCCTCACCGCGGCCGGCATGACGATATCGGCGTGTCGGTCCGGTGGGACCGCCGCGACCCCGGTCATGTGGACCGCCCAATCACTCACCTAGACAGGAGAAACTCGATGCCGACCCGTGTCGCGATCTGTCACACCGAAGACTGTACGAACGCCGACCTTCCGGTCGACGTGTCGGCCGACTATCAAGACCCCGACACCGGCGAGTGGTTCGTGGTCGGGTCGGTCGTGTGCGGGGTGTGCGATCAGCCGATCACCGACGTCACCCCGCCCCTCGATCAGCCTCACCCCGACAACCCCGCCCCGAAATGATCCCGGTCCCCGGCGCCTCGATCGGCACCCCCTACGGCAAACGCGGCCCGTATTGGTCCTGTTCGCCCGATGCGGCCGGACACGGCAAACACACCGGGGTCGACTACCCCGCGGCCGCCGGGTCGGCGGTGGTGGCCGCCCGCGCCGGCACCGTCCATCACTGTCACCACGGGGACGCGTTCGGCGCCCATCAGATCGAGATCACCCCCGGCGATGGGACCCGCGATTTCTACGCGCACATGTCCCGGCGGGTCGGCAACGGGGTGAAGGTGTCGGCCGGCGAGTGGGTCGGTGACGTCGGTTCGGAAGGGAACGCGACCGGGCCGCACCTTCATTTCGAGCGTCACACCGTAGCCTCCGGTGGGTGGTCGTGTGCCATCATCACCGACCCGAAACCGTCGATCGACCACGGCGGGGATTGGCGCGCGTCCGGCGACGTATACGTGTCGAAGCTCCACAAGGGGCAACAGGACTCCGATTCGGTGGCCCGACTCCGGTATCGCCTCGAACACCACAAACACATGCCGGGGACCCACAAACCCGGTTACGGCAAGGGGTACGGGCAAGAATGCCTCGAAGCGGTCCGGTACTGGCAACGTAACCTCGACCCCCAACGTGAGGCCGCGAGTAGTGGCCCGAAGGACGGCACCCACATGCCGGCCGGTCAAGCTAACCGGCTGTTCGGGGACAAATACACCGTGATTGACGACACCTAGGCGCCCCGGTGTCGACGCCGCCGCCCCGCGATCTCGCCGCGATCATTCTCGCGGTCGGACTGGTGACCGCGCTCAACACGCTCACGTTAGGGGTGTGGTGGGAGGCCGTGTTTCGGACCGGGTCGGCCGGCCTGTCCGAGAACGCGACTCAAATCCTGACCGGGTGGGGCGGTGGCATCGTCGGCATATTGGGCGCGATGTTCGGCTACCGGGCCGGTGCCCGGTCGGACCGGCCGCCGCCGGACACCAACACCGACACATGACCGTAGCTGTGCCGGGTGACCCTGGTGACGTCCCACCCCGCGTAAGCCATCGCCGCCGCCCAAATGCCGGGGTGGACGGTAGCCGGGTCGACTACCCGCCGCCGGCCGGCGGGGTGCCGGCGCCGCGAGTCCGCGACCGATACATCGGTCACCGTCCGTGGGTGCAGGCTGACCACGGTTCCCAAACGCGTCACCGGTCCATCATGGCGGCCGGGTTACGTGGGCGCCACCCTGGCCGCCGGGGCGCCTCGACGCGACCGGCATTGTCGGCCGACCGCGCTAGAAATGGCGCTGAGACAACGATTCCGGCCCCTAGGGGGGTGTCCGCGGTGATGGTGACCCTGTTCGCCCGGTGTGGTGCCGACCTCGATACCCCGTTGCGACTCCCCGACGACGACATGCAGGCCATGTTCACCGCCCGCGAGCTTGCCCGCCGCGCCCACGATCACCTGGCCGGCTGTGCCCCCGATTGTGTCGTCCGGGTCACCGGATGGTCGAGGGGCCGGGTCCTATTCGAGCACACCCTGACCCGCGCATGGTTCCATGATCAAACCGTCCCGGTCTGACCGGACCCCGTCACTGTGGGACCCCGGCGGCAACGTCCGGCTACGCCGCCGGCTGTGCGCCCTGGTCCTCGACCGTGACGCCTACACGTGTCGGTGGTGTGGGGGGCCGGCCTCGACCGTCGACCATGTCGTCGCCCGCGCTAACGGGGGCACCGACAGCCTCGACAACCTCGCCGCCGCGTGTCTGCCGTGTAACAGCGTAAGGGGCGCCGCGGTGGCGAACGATCGGCCCGAACCTAGCCGCCGGTGGTGAAGGTGTCTAACAGGCGACCGACACGCCACCGGTGGGTGACAGACCCGGACGATCCGATCTACTGTGCCGGGTGTGGCCTACCATTCCGCCACCCGTGTCACCGGTGCCCGTTGTGTGCCGGTACCGGTTCAATCGACCGTGATACACCGTGTCCTACTTGCACCACGTCGGCGCATACCTCGCCCGACCCGGCGCGTGTCGGCCGCCCTCGCGAAAGCTTGCAAGTCACACTGTTCGGTGATGATGACCCCTGACAGACCCCCAACACCGACAATGCCGGCACCCCTAGTTGTGGTGCCGGCATCGTGGCCGCTCGCTTTCGTGAACGGTAGTCCCGTCACTCGCTCTCACCCTGTCAAAGTTCGACCAAACGAAAGGACCTAGACGATGCACACTGTAACCCAAACGGCCGACATTGAAACACCGGTCCCCGGAGTGTCGCCCCTCAAGGCCGCCGATCGGGCCGGCGCCCTGTCCGGGGTGAACCTCACCCCGACCGGGGTCGCCCTGTTGCGACAGCTGGCAATCCTCGCGAACACCGACACCGGCCGGGTGGTGATCACCGATGGTGACCTGGCCGCCGGCCTACGCGGTGGCGATCGACCCACCGCCCGCGAAACCGTGTGCCGGCTACGGCCCGCCCTGCTCGCCACCGGCCTAGTCAGCTGTCGACCCGGCTACGTCGACCCGGCGACCCGCAAGGGTGTCCCCTCGACGTGGGTGGTCCGGTGGGCCGCGTGGCGCCGGCTGATCGAGATCGTCGGCCCCCTGTTCCGGCTAGGCGCCGCGGTCCGTCGACAGGCCACCGCCGCCCGACTCGCCGGCCTCGACCGGGTCCCACGCCGACGAAAGCCCAGGTCACTCAATGTGACGAAAGATCACACACACCCCTCTAGGGGTGTAGGTGGGCCGGCAATCGTGGCCGGGTCCCACCCCTTCACCGGCCTCGACCCCGCCGATTTGTCGTGTGTGGTCTGTCAGCTGCCACGATCACACCCACGACACGCGTTTCTTTGACGCCGGCGACCGCCGGATTAC